GGGTGGGGATTAATCCGGCTGACCTTGAGATAGTAAACAATTCAGAACACGCATTAAGGGTGCTGTGTAATATCTACGGTGTCCCTTCGGTACTGTTTAACGACAATGCAAGCAGTACTTATAATAACGTATCACAGGCACGTAAGGACTTTTACGAGTTCACGATAATGCCGCTCAATAAGATGTTTGCGCAAAAGGTAAAACATAAGCTATTCAGGGATGAAGATGTATATTTAAAGTTTGACTATTCACAGATTGAAGTATTGCAGGAATCATTCCACAAAAAGGCTCTTACATTATCTACGCTATGGGAACTCACGGCAAACGAGAAACGTGAGCTGTTGGGTTACGAGCCTATTAATGACCCTGCAATGGATGAGATACTTAAGCCGAACAATTTAGAACCTATCGGGGGTGCGTTTGAGGATGATATAACCATGATACCTGCAACAGATGGGGAAGTATGAAAACAAAGCGGCACGAACGTTTAAAAAGGCACTTGATGAAACCTATAAAGAGGCTCTTAGAAATATTGAGTTATATGGCGCTGATTCTGTCGATTGGATTAATGATAAGTATATTGTTGACGCTTACAATCGGGTTTACTACGCTGGGTCTGTTTACGAACTTAACAAAACACTGTTGTCAATCGTTAAAGATGGGTCAGTATATCCGGTAGACATATGGAAAGAACATATGAATAATTATGTTCGTGAGACGGTCGGAAACAATATAAAGGAAGTAGTGGGAACGAGTAAAAAAATATACGTAGACCTTGTTAAAAAGGTAACAGCAGATGTAGCTAACGAGGGGTTAGGAATAGAAGCAGCATCAAGGGAGATACGCAAGCGAGTGGAAAAGGAGTTAGGCACAAGCATAAACAGATACAGGTCGATAAGGATAGCACGCACGGAGATGAACGCAGCGGCAAACTATGGCAGACATCAAGGTATGCAGGCGGCATTGCAACAAGGGGCTGAATTTAAGCGAAAGTGGATATCAAGGGACGACAGCGAAACAAGACCGTGCCACATGACGGAAGCGGTAGCAGAGGTTGAAGGAAACGAGCCGTTTATTGTTTGCGGTGAACCGTTGATGCATCCTGGTGACCCGAGCGGCTCGGCTGAGAATATTATAAATTGTCGATGCAAGGAAATAGCGATACTAAAAAACTAAAGATATGGAATACTTATCAGGATTATTATTTAACACAAAGGACATTGACCATAAAAAGGGCATTGTATCTTTTTACTTTGCTGATTTCAATTCAGTGGACGCTCACGGTCGTAAGATTGACAGTAAGGCATTTAACCGAACTATCAACAACAATAAAGAACGGTTCGCACACCTGTTGAATCACGACCCTTCTAACATTATCGGTAAGCCTATCGAGGTTGGAACGGATGGTAAAGGGGCTTACATGGTCAGTCAGCTAAGTAAAGCGACATCAGGACGTGATGCACTGATTAAGTACGAAGAAGGAATTTACACCGAACACTCATTCGGTTTCCGAATTGTTAAATCACATGAGGAGATGATACAGAATGACAATGTGGAGGTTGTCGAAGAATTACAGATGTATGAAGCATCAACCGTGACATGGGGTGCTAATCCTAACACACCGATGATTTCATTGAACCAGATGGATGAACTAATCCAGAACGGTAAACTAACGCAGCAAATATTAGAAAAGTTAGATACTTTAATAGCACGCATTCCCGCAACTACGCACAATGCCCCGCAAAAGGTAGAAAATGACTTAACTAAACTACTTGAAACAATAAAAAACTTATAACTATGAAGGAAGATAAAAATCCTGTCGAAGCGGTTGTAACAGCCGTATTAGACAAACAGAAAGAACTTGCTAAAGAAACCGAAGGCAAGTTAGAGTTAATCCAGAACAATCTGGACGTACTCGAAACGAAAATGGTAAAGAACTCTGTAAGACAACCAACTTCGGTCGGTCAGTCAATGGAGCAGATACTAAACGGTGAGGAATACCAGACGATGGTAAAAAATCATTCCCCGCAAGGTGGTTCAGTGATGGACTTTACGTTTACCGTTCCGATGATTTACAATGCCGCTGGAGATATCAAGCAGCCTGACAACTTCGTATCCGGTGACGCACCTGTTGTATTGCCGTTTCGTGAGGCTGGTGTATCAAAAGATCCGGTAAGACCTTTACTGGTTTCCTCAATCATTCAATGGGGTGTGACCTCATCGCCAATGGTTGACTGGATCGAAAGAACAGCAAAAACCGATGGCTCAGCTCAGCGTGCAGAAGATGCTAAAATGGGTAAGGGTGATCTGACCTATACTGAGAAATCGGTTAAGGTTAAAATTACTTCTGAATACATGAAGGTAACTAACGAGGCTTTGAAAGACGTTGCTTTCCTAAACTCAGAAATCAATTCTGAACTGTTATCGGATGTCCGTCTGAAGGTTGACGACCAGCTGTTGAACGGTACAGGAACAGGACAGAACCATAAAGGTATTAACACCATTGCCGGTGCATTAGTTCCTGGAGCATTTGCAACAGCTATCACATTACCGAACGAGGCAGATGTTTTGCGGGTTGCTATCAATCAGATTTTTGTAGACGGTAAGGGTAAATTCTTTCCTAATTACATTTTGATGCATCCAACCGATGTAACCAAATTGGACTTACTGAAAATTACCGATGGTCGCTACATTGAAGTTCCGTTTTACAACGGTGATAAAATGTCTGTTGCCCGTGTGCCTATCATCCAGAATGTAGGCATCGGAGTTGGCAAATATTTAGTAGGTGACTTCAACCGTGCTAAAGCGTTCTTACGTGATGCGTTGACAATTCGTATCTATGACCAGAACGAGGATGATCCATTGTTCAACCGTTCAACTGTTACGGCTAACATTCGTTTGGCGTTTAGAGTGAAAGCTCCGGACGTGAAAGCATTTGTTAAAGGTGACTTTGCAACGGATATTACAGCATTAAAAAAGCCATAAGCTAACCTTTGCTTGTTGTGTCTACCAGACGGGGCGATAGCTTCAAACCGTTTGGTTTTTAAAATAAATTAATATGGAACAAACATTTAATGTAATAAGCGTAAATAAAATTGAAACTCCTTCCATAACAAGGGACAGTGCTAAAGAGTGGTGTCGTATTGATACGGATGCAGAGGATGCGTTGATTGATAAGCTTATTGTAATGGCTTATGATTTGGTTCGTGACTATACAAGCCGGACGCTGATAAAGTCCGAGATGATGGTTGCATTTTTACCTAATCGGGAACTATTACTACCCTATCAACCTATCATTGATGTGATGGCTGTTTTCGGTGATTCCGGTGCGCTTGTATTGAATCAGGATTACAAGTTTAACGGAATGGATACCATAACAGTATTAACACCACAGCAGAACGGTATAGGGGTTAATTATCAGGCAGGCGAGCAGGTGGAAAGCCCAGAAGTACATTTAGTTGTACTGAATACAATAGCGATGCTGTATGAGCATAGGGGCGATGCAGGTGTAGACATAAGCACTATTAAAGGTATTAACAAGCTGAGAATGAAAATTTGGATATAATGAAAAAGGAAATAGGCAAATTAAGGAAGAAGGTTGAGATATTTGAAGCAACGGTAACTGTTGACGATGGTATGGGCGGGGTTGAGTTTATAGATCAAAAGGTTGCCGATGTTTGGGCTGACGTGGAAATGATTAACGGTACAAACGACGGCAAGAAGTCATTAACACTGTATAACGTTACAATCCGAGAAAACTCATATCCGGTACTGATTACCGACTTTTTGAAGTATAAAGGCAGGAAGTTGAAAATCAGAGAGATAGTAACAGATGCGAAAAACGAACTAACAACAATTCAGGCATGGGGTTAAAAATCATAAACGCTCAACAGGTTATCGGGGACTTTAGAAAGTACGATAAGAAAACGCAGCAGAGGTTTGAGCGTACTATGAGGACTTATGCGAAGCTGATAGAAGGCGAACAGGTGAGCGTGTTAATGAAAAAGGTTGTTAAGTGGACAGGATGGCTGGCGGGTACGGTAAGCGTTGAAAAGGTAGGGAATCTGACATACGAAATAGGACCGGATACATCAAGGGCAAAATATGCACAATGGATTGAGGACGGTACAACGAGAGGGAGGACAAATTTTAAAGGATATCATTACGTAAAGGAATCGGTGAATAAATTTAGGACAAGATTAGAAAACCAATTAAAAAGGGACATTGAAGGATTATAAATCAGCAATATTACACAGGCTATATGAAAGGCTTTCGGGCGCACCGTTTAAAGTGCATTCCGTTATTCCTTTGAATACTGATAAGCCGTTTATATTTATCGGAGAGGTACAAGCATCCGAGCAAATGTTAAAAGGTCGTTACAAGTACTCAGGTAGTGTTATTGTTGAACTATACACCGGAACGCTGGAATATACCGGCTCGATTACAAAGCCGCTTGAATGGCTTAATAATATGCGTACGATGCTCCATATCCGAAAGGGTGATAAGTTAGACCTTAAAAAGTTCGGGCTTGAAATGGTTTATTGGGTTTTGGATAGCGATACCGGATTAACAACGTGGGATGAATCGGAAAGAATGTATCACGGTCAGTTGTTATACCGGTTTGATGTAGTCGAAGAAGTTGGATATATTGACAGGGTGTTAACAGATGGCGGTGTGATCGTATCGGCTAATTGTACGTTGCCCTGGCATTGGATACCGAACAAGCCAATAGTACCTCCATTGCCTCCGACACCGGCAAACGCTGTAAAGCACAATGGCATTGTTGTAACTAATAACACAGTAACAGTAACACATACATAAAATATCATGGCAGAATTAAACGATATAAATAAATCAGGAGAACTGACCGAGATAAAACTTGGCGGAACGACACCGGAAAAGAAGGTAGTAATACAAGAGCAGTTAACGATTACTGATAACAACGTTACGGCTGTTTCTGATCGTACTGCAGGAATCAGTTTCACACCGGC